AAGAATAATTACGACAAACGACACCTCCGAAACCTGACTGTTTACGAACTCCGAATCGACGAAATTTACAGACAGGCGATTCAGGAGGCGGCTCGAATCGGTTCGCAGATCCGCACGGTAAAGGGCGACGGTATTTTCTCTTTCAGGGATTATCCCGCCACCCGTAAACGTGTCGCCGAACTAATGTCGGGTCTCCAGCGGAATATGCTCTCCGTTGTCGTGAACGGAATCGACGCTGAATGGACGCTTGCCAACAACAAGAACAACGAACTCGCCCGACAGGTGTTCGGAAAAAAGGTCGGGCAGTTGTCTCAGGCTCAGTATCGACGCTATTTCTCGACGAACGATTCCGCTCGACAGGCGTTTCAGGCTCGACGTGTGGGCGGTCTGAATCTCTCTGAGAGGGTGTGGCGATATGCGAATCAGTTCAAAGAGGAAATCGAACTCGGGTTGGATTTGGGAATCCGAAACGGGCTGTCAGCCGACCAAATGAGCCGAGACCTCCGAGATTACCTCCGACACCCTGACAAACTGTTCCGACGTGTCAGGGACGAGCACGGTATCCTCCAACTGTCGAAACGAGCGAAAGAGTTCCACCCTGGGGCTGGGGTCTATCGTTCCTCCTATCGAAACGCTCGACGGCTCGCCTCGACGGAGGCAAATATCGCATACAGGACGAGCGACCACACCCGTTGGCAACAGTTTGATTTCGTCGTCGGGATAGAGGTTCGTCTGTCGAACAATCATACTTGCCTCGGGGCGGACGGAAAGCCACACGAATTTCACGACATCTGCGACGAACTCGCAGGACGTTATCCGAAAGATTTCAAGTTTACGGGGTGGCATCCGCATTGTCGTTGCCACGCTGTCTCAATCCTGAAAACTCAGGAGGAAATCGCCGAGGACACCCGTCGAATAATGAACGGAGAACCGACCGACGGAAACAGCGTGAACAGGGTCGATTCCGTCCCCGAGGCGTTCAATTCGTGGATTGCCGACAATAAGGAGAGGGCTAAGGGGTGGTCGTCAATGCCCTATTTTGTCAGGGATAACCCTCAATACGTCGAGGGGTTCGAGGTCGATACCTACACACCTGAGGAGCGGAAATTCACTCGGGCGAGGAGTACGTCGGCGGCTATGGACGAGAGCCTCGGAATATATCTGTCGAGCCGTTATCCTGAAATACCGAACACCGAGAAAGCCTCTCTATTCCACTACACCCGAGGAGACACGTCGGCGTATCGTCGCCTGAACAAAGAACTCCGCAAGGGAGAACTCTCGGAGTTTAATCAGGCGTTCTCGTCGCTCCTGTCGAAAGCACTCGACAAAATCGAACCTGTTCAGGCTACCGTTTACAGAACTGTCCGCCTCAATCGAACGAACCTCCGAGCATGGGTCAATCAGGCGAACAGTCAGGCGGAGGCGACGTTCAGCGGGTTTACCTCGACGAGCCTCGACCGTTCTGTAATCGAGAATATGATTCAGGCAAAATCAGAGGGACGCAAAAAAAATGAATCGGACGTTCTACTCGTTATTCAAAGCAAGACAGGACGCCCGATTCAGGATTTCTCTCAATTTGGAGGGAGGTTCGACGGGAAAGCGAATCAGCAAGAGGTTCTGTTTGACAAAGGTCGCCGATTCCGTTTCGACAGGGTCGCTCAGGAGGGAGACCGTTTCGTTTTCTACCTCTCGGAGGTCTAATCCTCCTCGTCGCTCTCGGAGGTCTCGTCGCTCCCTCCTGTCGGGTCGTCTGAGACCCTCTCTGCGAAACCGTCGCTGAACATCGCTCGGCGGCGGTTTCTTTCATCAGGAGACAGGGAGTTCCACTCCGCCTCCTCTCGTTCGTCTCGGGCTTTTGCCCGTTCCCACATTTGGTCGAACTGTTCGTCTGTAATTTCCATAACACTGCAAAGTTAAGTTATTTTCTACGAAATTTAACGCAGTGGCGATTACTTTTCGTCTTGCTGTAAGTTATCACATTTGAAATTTGCGTCGATTTGCGGGGCGTTTCTGCGCTTTTTCCGCATTATCGGCTCTTTCGAGATTGAACAAAGCCGTCCTCGATAGGTTTTGCCCTGAGCGATGCCGAGATTCCAAAGGCGGGAGACCTGACACCCGATTTGCTTGGGCGAAAAGGTCTCGTAAATCGCCGAGAGGGAATGAAAGAAAAACTCCTGTCGTTCGTCTCCTGTCAGGGGCGGTTCTGAGAACGCAACCCTGTAAATAAACTCCTGTCGTTCGTTCATCGTTCAATCAGCTTACAGTATGAGACATCATTCAGGGAATCTCTCAGAGCCGCAGCAGCGAATATCCGACGAATGTCCTCAGGGGTCAGGCTCAGTTCCTCGTCGGGTTCGTCGTCCGAGCGTTCCCGATAGAGGGAATGTTTCGAGCAGTAAGCCTGAAACAGCGTCGCCATTAGGTTTTCGACATCACGTTTGAAATTCTCTTTGTGCCACTCGAACAGGGAGGAGATTTCAGCGTATTGATACGCTGTCAGTTCGACAGAAATCCTCGAACGAGAGCGGCTCCGATAGGACAGTTTCCCTCTCCCTGTTACTTTCGCATAACACTGCATAAACAGTTCGAGGTCGGTTTTCCGACGACCGATTTCAAAATCATACCATTTTGTCTCCTCGACGTTCAGAACCTCGTCGAGACTGACCCCGTGTTCTCGGCAGATCTGCTCCATAAGACGGCGGGCGTTCGTCGCCTCTCCTCCAACCCCTCTCTCAGCGAGAGCTGCGAGTTTGCGGAGTTTCGCTTTCAGGCTTTCGTAATTGTCGTTCATTACAATACCTCCTCGAAAAGATGAAACACTAAACGACCGCAGAGGAGTTGAAACGTCCCGATATATTTCAGGACGTTGTCGGTTTCGATATTATGTCCCGTTCCATAGAGACGGAATCGTCTCGGCTCGGAATCCGTCTCAGGATTCACTATCGCCCAAATATAGGGCTTTCCTTTCTGTTCCTGAACAGAAAGAATCTGCGCTCCAATAGGGAGGAGAATCGTCTGAACGTCGGCGACCTCGACAGGGTATTTATAGATTTTTTTCATACCTCGCCCTCCTCCTGTTTGCGGTTGATACAGGTCTCGGATTTCAGGCGGAAATTCCAATCTGTTATCGCCTCCGCCTGTTCGTCAGGTTGAACGGATACCTCTCCGAGGGTTGCCCCGATATAACGCTCTGCGAGTTCCTCAGCCTCTTTGCGGGAGTTCGCCCGAACCGTAACCTCGCCGCTGAAAACGAGCCTCGCCCTGATTTTGAAATTTTTCTTTGCCATATTGATTTCGATTTGTGCCTGTCCTGACAGGAGGCGAAATGCTCCTGAACAAAAGTCGGCGGTTACAAACTCTCGTTAGAGAGTTATATATCTTTTCTTTACTTTTCTTTACTATACTATCCTTTACTTTACTTTACTTTGTTATTCTGAGTTATAAGGTCGTATAACGGCGTTATAAGGTCGTTATGCCTCGATTGGTAACACAGACCCGCCGTCCTCTGAGTGTCGAGCGGCGGCGGGCTGTGGAATCCCTTAGTTCAGTTTTACACGATTCAGGAGGTTGCCCGATATTTCGTGGAGTTCTCGACTGCGCTCAGGCGACAGTTCTCGGGCGTGTGCCGTGATTGCCTGAGTGAGTTTCCAAAGGGTCGAGCCTCCCTGAACGCCGTCCTCGGGGTCGTTTTTCATCAGGATTTTTTCGACCTCTTTCCCCTCCGCTTTCAGGAGGTTTCCGCTCTGAGTGAGACGGCGGATTTCGTGTTCCATATCGACCTCGATTTCGGACGCTCCCTGAATCTCGTAGGCTTTCCGTTCGAGGGTCTCTCGGCTGAACAGACCTTTGGTCAGGTCTCGAACGGCGGAGACGGTCGTCTGAGTATCGAGTTCGTAGGTCTGTTGCGAGAGCTGGAGCGTGTCGGGGAGTTTCGAGCCGAGATGTACCTGTTTCATTACGCTTTCCCGAACCATTCCGTTAAGGCAGGCTCCGTTCAGGAGGAACGCTCGCATATCGACCGCCCCGTCTCCGTAATCGGAGGTCGAGAACCTCGCTCCCGCAAAGATTACGACATCGCCGTTCTTGGCTGTCGGGATAATGAGCGGTTGCGGGAGAATCGTTTCCGCCCATACCTTTGTGTCGTTCATATAAGCGTCGGAGATAACCGCTCCCTGTCCCGCAGCCTCCTGAACGAAAGCGGTCAGAATCTCGACGGAGTTCAGGCGACGATAACTGTCGGAGAGGATTCCTCGAACCTGAGTGCCGACCGTGCGAACGAGAACTCGGCTGCGCTGCGTCCACCCTGAGTGTTCGTTCAGGAGTGTTGCGGCGAGTTGTCTCGCCCATGCCTCGCCTCCAGCGAGAGAGCGGAGGTATCTCTGAGGAACGCCCATTCGGTCGGCGAGTTGTCCGATAGCGTTGTCGTGGAGGGAGAACGCTCCGTCGGGCATATTCATCGAGAGGCGGTCGCCCTGTCCGTCGAACGTGATAACAGGGGCGTGGTCGTTGAGTTTCAGGTTCACGCCGAGCGGGGCGATATAGTCCTGAGCGATTTTGCCCTCGTTTACGAGGCGTTCCATTGTCGCCTGAACGCCGACGGCTTTACCGTCAATCATTCGCTGTACTTTGTTGATTACGATTTGGTTCAGACCCTCTTGGTGGGTCGTCGGAGTTGCGATTGCAGTTTCCATTGTTTCTGTTATTTGAGTTATTGATTTGAGTTTGTTGTCAGATAGTTTTGTGCCTCCTCTGCGAGTTCCTCGGCTGTCAGGTCGTCGGAACTCGGCTCGAATCCTGAGAGGAACGCTGCCTCGATAATATCGTCCATCATTTGATTTTCAGATTCTCGTTAATGATGAACCGTCTGCCGCACTCGCAGACAATGTGCGTAGCGGTTACCCTGACGACCTTTCGAGTTACCTCGTCGTGGGTTGTATGAGACCCGTTTTGGAGGTCTCCTGATATGCTGTAACGACAGCCGACAATAATTTCAGTTGGTTTCATATCCTGTTATTTTGAGAGTTATTATTTCGAATAGAAAGTGATTTTGAGACCTCGGCGGAGTTTGCAGATACAGAAATCCTCCAAACACTTGAAAGCCCGAGCGAGAAATTTATTAGCGAGTTCAACTCCTATCAGGCGGAGGAGACCCGACACGCCGACGAGATATTTATTTTGTTGCCGTTGTTATCAACGCCCGCAACCTTAATTCTGAAATTGCGGTTGATTTCTTTCGTGCTGTATGCGAGTGCTGTTGCTTTCATTTCTGTTCTGTTTTTTTGTTAAAAAGTGATTACATTGAAATCACGTTGCAAATATAAGTGAAGTATTTTGAATAGAGTTCATTTTTTCGCAGAAAATTTAACCGAACAGGTTGTTTTAACAGTTTTTAACGTATTCACATTACCAAAACCCACTTTATAGCGATTTTTTCCGTTCAGCCAAATTTTTCTGCGTGTTTTTCGCGTTCTCAGCAAAATAAAGTGATTTTAATATAATCACTATCAGAAATTATCATTACCTTTGCCGCTGAAATCGAATCATACAATCAGTTAAATTTCAAACAATGGATTACAGACAACAGATTTTAGAGGCATTGAAAGCCAAATTTCAGGGGGTCAGTGCCGACATCCTGAACAGGATTGCTCTCAAATTGAGCAAGACTGTTACGTCGGCTGAACAGGTTGCAACCGCTGTCGAGGGGGTAACCTTACAGAGTGTTATCGAGGGTTACGGGGATTCCCGTGCTACGGAATCCGCTCAGACCGCCGTCCGCAACTATGAGACCCAGCACAATCTCAAAGACGGAAAACCTATCGAGACGACACCGCCGACAGGGGGACAGCCCTCAGGAGCACCGTCGTCGAATCCTCCCGCTGGGGGTGCTGAAACTGTTCCCGCTTGGGCGCAGACGCTTTTGGACAGCAACAAAACCCTGTCCGACCGCCTCGCCCGATTTGAGACAGAGCGCACAACCACAACCCGAAAACAGAAACTCTCCGAGGTTATTGCGAAACTCCCCGAGGAACTCCGCAAGCCTTACGAGCGAACCGCTATCGAGAACCTCTCGGACGAGGATTTCAACACTCTTGTTGGGGAAATCACGACCGAGGTCGAGACGATTTCAGGTTCAATCGCAGCGAAAGGGGCTGTATTCGGCAGACCCGCCTCAAACGGCACAAAAACTCAACCGAACGCCCTGACCGAGGAACAGGAAAAGGCAATCTCGTTCAGAGAGGGCATCCGCAAAGACGGTCAGCAGCCGTTCTAATGTTCAACCGTTAAACTCTCACTACAATGGGAATGACAGTCAATCGCAGAAAGGACACAAAGACCCCCAAAGTCCTTATGCACAAAGTCGCAGACATTCGAGGCGGTGTTTCCGTGAATGTCTCGGAACTCGGAGGCGACTATCTCCGAGAGGGGGCAGTCCTCAGCGCACCCGTGGACGGTATCTGCCACGTCGTCAAAATCGCCGTCGTCGTCGCCGACGTAGCCGCCGCAGAAAAGGCAATCAAGGTCGAGAAATTCCACAATTTCAAACAGGGGGATTTTGTTATGCTCGACGAAAACGCCGCCGCCGTGAAAATCTCCGCTATCGACGAATCCAACAAGGCGTTCGACACTATCACGGTCGCAACCGCCCTCGGCGCAATCTCAAAAGGTGCTCAGGTCGTCGAAGCTGCCGCTGCCTCGACCGACGCCTCGGCTCTGAAATACATTCCTCTTTCCGTCGTCGGAACAGGAAAGCGTATCGAGCCGAAATCAAACCTCGATACCGACGCTTGGGTTATCGCCGTGACAAAGGGAAACCCCGTCCCCGAGTATGTCGCAAAACACCTGAAAGGTATCGTAAATTACTAATTCATCATCAACGCTCAGACAATGGCAACAATCGTAAATACCCTGATTCAGGGTCTCACTCAGCAGATGGTTCAGTCCCGAGTAAACTCGGCTGATGCCACCCCGTTCCTGTTCGGCGTTCATTTCCCCGTTAAAAAGGTCAATGGATTCAAGTGGAAAACCCTCCAAAACCAGCTGACCAAAAAGAACGTCGCCGCCGACCTCCACACCGATAACGGCACAATCGCCCGCAAGCGTCGTCCCGTGTTCGAGACCGCTATGGGCGACATTCCGTTCATCTCGATTTCCCGAGAAATGACCCGAGCCGAAATCAAGGAATATCAGACCGCCCTCGCTTTCGCTCAGGACGAGGACGCAACGAAACTCGTTCAGTATTGGGGCGAGGACGTGGATTTCTGTTTCATCGGCGTTCAGTCCGAACTCGAATACATCGCTTGGAAACTCGCCTCGAACGCAGGTAAAATCTCGTTCACGCCGACAACCAACGCAACCTATGCGAACGAGTTCGACCTCGACTACGACGTGGACGAGGAAATGAAACGAACCGTAACAACCGACTGGGGCGAAAAGTCCTCGGCGGACATCATCGGCGACCTCGCCGCCGCTGTCAAGTTCGCAAAAGACCACAACCTGAATCCCAAGTTCGCTTTCGTGAACCTCGACGAACTGTATCGAATCTGCTCCGCCGAACAGATTATCAAACAGTGTGCGTCGTTCGCCTCGAACGCTCTCGGAATCTCTCAGACCCCCGACCTCGCCGCCGTGAACACTATGCTCGCAAAGCAGGCGTGGCTCAACGGTCTGCAGCTCCGTGTTATCGACCAAACCATCACCCGTGAATTTGCCGACGGCTCTCAGACATCGGGCAACCCGTTCGAGAACCGCCGCCTGATTCTTTCCGAGACCGAGAAACTCGGCACAACTCAGTACGATATTCTCCAAGAGAACAGCGACCTGATTCTCCGTGCCGAACGCTCTCACACTATCGTAAAGAAATACGGTACTATCGAGCCTCAGGGCGAGGTAACAATCGGTCAGGCAGATGCCGTTCCCGTGTTCGACACCGCTTACCGAAACATTTACCTCCGAACCGACGGTAAGGCATGGGAGTAAATCAGTGAACTATGGCAACGATTCTCGAATCCCTGAAAAGCGTTAGCGCATATCCCGTTCCCCTCCGAACTCTCGTTGAGACAGGAGAGCGACGGGGTCTGTCGCTGACCGACGAGGCAACTCAGGCAGTTCTCCTCAGCAAGAATTACAAACTTGCTGTCGCAGATCTGCTCCTGTGGCTGTCTCTCGCCCCGAACGTCTCTCAGGGCGGACAGTCGTATTCGTTCTCCGAGGACGAGAGACATCGTCTCAGGAATCGGGCGAACTCTCTTTACGACGAACTCGGGGAGGAGGACACGTCGTCCGACGAACCGACATACGGATACAAAGGCTCGCAATTATGATAATAGAAAACGGAACAATCGAAACGAAACAGAAATCGGTCGGACGGATAGACCCGAAAACAGGCTATCCCGAAAAGCCGACGGGCGTTTCGTGGAGTGCCCCGATACCCTGTCAGTACACGGCAAACAAGTACAGCAACCTCGGACGGGTAAACGGCGAACACTTCAAAACAGCCGAGTATTCGGTGCTGATTGAGGAGCAGCCGTTCGACGCAGAGCAAATCAGGTTGAAAGACCTGACAGGAGCGGTCGTCGGGGAGTTTTCTGTTATCCAAGTCGAGCCTCTGCCCGCCGTTTGTGAAATTAGGATTTTGATTTAACGCAGAAACGCCTCTATTTTCGACGTAAATGTGATTATGGTATAAACACACCACTCAGCCACGAAACGCCGTTAGACGCGAAATTCGCAGAAAATAACTATCGAAAAATGTCTATCAGAAACCTTACTCCCGAGGGAGCAGCAAACTCGTTCATCGAGGAACAGGTCGAGCGTATAACGTCCGCCCTGATTTATAATTTCTGTGCCGTCGGAGAACAGGTTCTGAATCAGGCTCGTTCGACAAACTCCTATAAAGACCAAACGGGGAATCTGAGGAGCAGCCTCGGATACGTTGTCGCTGTGGACGGCGAGGTTATCCAGTCGAGCAGTTTCGAGACTGTCAAAGACGGAGGAGACGGGTCAAAGGAGGGTAAATCTTACGCTCTCGACCTCGTTAAACAGTTCCCTCAGGGCATCGTCCTGATAGTCGTTGCGGGAATGAATTACGCCTCTTATGTCTCCGCAAAGGGTTACGACGTTCTCGACAGTTCGGAGGTCTTGGCTGAACGCCTCGTTCCTGAGATTCTGAAACAACTCGGATTTAATTTCAAGTAAGACTATGGCAAAGACAGGCAAACAGATTCAGGGCGACGTTTACCAACTCCTGAGAGATAGCACCCTTTATACGATGATTTCGGGCGAGGTCTATCGGAACGGTATGCGTCCCCGAGACAGTATAGCCGAGGACGCTGTCGTTACGTTTACGGCGGGATTCCCGACTGAGATTCAGGAGGGGGTCGTAACCGTGAACATTTTCGTTCCTGACATCGACCCTTACGACAACGGGGTTATGGTCGAGGACGGACAGCGAACAGAGGAACTCGAACGTCTCGCACAGGAATGGGTCGATTCTCTGACAGCTGAGGTCTCCTGTTATAAGTTCGATTTGCAACAGACCATTTACACAGAGGAGGAATCCGAAATCAGTCAGCATTTTGTCGTCGTGAAACTCCGATACAGGTATTATGGCGACGATTACGCTCCGATAATTGTCCCGCAGTCGGCAAAGATTGACGCAACGGACACGGAGGACGACAAGGGTTACGCTCCTGTTATCGAAACCGACGACGGCTGTATTATCGAGATTCAGCCTGTTATCGAAAAAATTAACACTCAAAACCAATAAAATTATGTCAGTTTTAGCATGGGGTAAACCCACCATTGAACACGCCTCCTCCACAGGAGGAGAGCCTGGCGCAGCAGCGAAGTGGGAGCAGATTCCCACCCCGAAAAAGGACACGACCAAACTCACTCCGACGGCGGGAACTGAAACCGTCGCCGAGGAGGAGGGCGGCGAGGTTGTCGATTCCCGTACAGGAAAGAACTCCTATCAGTTCGAGTTCGACCTGTTCGTCAAGAAAGGAGAGGAACGTCCGTTCGACGACGACGACGGCGTAATCACAGGAGAACACGCATTCCGCCTCACTCCTGAGGACGAGGAGTGCGAGGGTATCCTGATTGACCGTTGCTCTCTCCGTGTCGAGGAATCGTACACGACCGCCGACGGTAAACTCCTCCACTATGTGGCAAAGTGTCTCAAACCCAAAGCGGGTAAGACCGTGAAACCCTACGTCAAGGCTGGGGCTGCGGGTTAAACATCGACGGGGACGGATTCTGCCACGTCTCCGTTCAGGCGAGATAGAACAGTCGGTTAGTTCGTCGGATATGCGTCCGAAGGTCGGGGGTTCGATTCCCCCTCTCGCCCCTCAATTATTATTACGATATGAAAGAGACAATAGAACAAAAGGTCGGTGCGACCGTCCTCCAAAGAAACAAAGAAATAACAATCCGAGACAGGGTTATCTCGGTTGCTCCCCCGTCCACGGCAACGCTGATTCTTGCGTCCGAGGCGGTTTCGCTTATGCCCTCAGTGGAACTGAATCCGAAAAATATTCTCGCCGAGGTTCTGTTCGTCGCTAAGGATTGCCGAATCCTCGGCGACATTGTCGCTATCCTAATTCTCGGGGCGAAAAATCTCAAAGAGACAGTAACCGAGACGGTCGAGGTAAAACGTCGATTCCGTCGTCCCCGAGTTGAGACTGTCGAGAGGGTTATCGACAAGAAAGCGGAACTCTCGAAATGGTTGCTCGAAGAATTAGAGCCTGTCGAACTGAGGAAATTATTCTCCGACCTGATTAACACGTTTCAGTTGGGGGATTTTTTCGGGCTTACCACTTTCCTGATAGAGACAAATCTGTTACGCCCGACGAAAGTGGATTAAGCGACAGTATATGGGCTGTAATAGCGGGGTTTGTCAAGTGTTATAACCTCCCTATCGAATACGTCCTCTATGACCTCAGTTATGCCAATATGAACCTATACGGGGCAGTTATTCCGAGTTATCGGAACAGAGACACGGAGGACGGGAAATCAGGACAGGAGAAAATCAACGCTGACGACCCGAAAAACCGAGATAAAATCAGACAGGTTTTGGATTCAATCGACTAAATAAAATGACCAACGACAACGGAAAAGCATATTACGGAATCGGTCTCGATAACTCGCAGCTCCAACAGGACGCTGCCGAGGCAAGCCGTATATTGGCTGACATCGGGACGGAGGCAGAGCAACAGAGCCTGAGCGTTCGAGACCTCCTGACGAATCTCCCCGAGATAAATATCGAACTGATAACAAATGCGACGGATACTGTCTCGTCTATCGACGCAGCGTTCGCCGAGATTGACCGTGTCGTCGATACCAACAACGCTGCCATAAAAGAACTCGAAAAGGAATACGCTCGTCTCGGGAAAGAGGCGGGTGCGGCTTTTATGAAAGGCGACGACAAAACATATCGGGAACTCACTCAGCAGCAACAGGCGATTAAAAAGGTTATCTCCGCCCGAAAGGAAATGAACCGTGCCGCAGCTGAGACTGCCGACGAACTCGCCAAAGAGGAAAAGCGAATGAAAGAGGAGGCGAAAGCCGCCGAGGAATCCGCAAAATCTCAGACCTCCCTCCGACAGCGTCTCAGAGAGGTTAAATTAGAGTTGGTCGAGTTGGAGGCTGCTGGTCAGCGAGGCACAGCCGAATATCGAGCCTTACAGGAGGATGCAGCGGCTCTTACTGACGCATGGGGCGACGCTCAGGCACAGGCGAATATTCTCGCTAACGACCAGCGAGGAATGCAGGGCATTATCTCAGGACTGACAGGCGTTTCAGGAGCGTTTACCGCCGCTCAGGGAGCGGTCTCCCTGTTTGCGGGAGAGAACGAACACCTCCAAGCGATAATGCTCAAAGTTCAGTCGCTTATGGCTATAACGATGGGTCTCCAACAGGTTCAGGCGACACTCAACAAGGACAGCGCATTTTCGCTCGTTACTCTGAACGGTCTGAAAGAATGGTGGAACAAACTCCTCGCTGTCGGAACAGGTCAGCAGATCGCCGAGACAGCGGCGACAGGAGCGGCGACCGCCGCAGCGACCGCCAACGCCACCGCAACAACCGCCGAGGCTGAATCGAAAGCCGCCGCCTCTGCCGCCGCCACAGGAAAGGTCGGAGCGGAGATAGCCGACACTGCCGCCACAGGAGCGAATGCCGTCGCAGCGGGAGCGGGAGCAACCGCCAATATAGGTCTTGCGGGAGCGTTCCGAATGGTCGGAGCGGCTATCTCGTCGATTCCTGTTTTCGGTTGGATTGCCGCCGCTATCGGTGTTCTTATCGGTGTTATTTCTCATTTTATCGACAAGGCTAACGAAGCCTCGAAACGGTTAGAGGAACAGCAAGAACTCGTCAAAGAGGGACGCAAAGCCTATGCCGAGGCATCAATGGAGATTCAGAACTATACCGCCCGAATCGAATCGTTCAACGGGACAAAGGCTCAGGAGAAACAGTTGGTCGAGGAGTTGAATCAGAAATACGGCTCGGCTCTTGGATATCACGACAGTCTCTCTCAGTGGAAATCTGTCCTCCAAACAAAGGGTCAGGCATATTGCAAAATGCTCTTAATGGAGGCTCAGGCTCAGGCGATTCTCAACAAATATACAGAATCCTACATCAACCTTTTGGAGACAAAAGAGAAAGCCGAAAACGGAGAGTTCGACCACTGGTACCAAACAAAAGCTGGAGACCAAGCCGCCCGCCGAAAGGCTATCGCCGAGGCTCAGGCAGAGGTCGATAGGTGGGAAACTCAGTACAAAGACCTCCAAAATCAGATTAGAGAGTTCAAGGCTGAAAACGACCTCGATTTCCATATCGACCCGAAATCCGTAACTATCGGAGGCGGGTCGGGTTCATCGTTTGACCCGAAAAAGGCGACATCTGAACAGAAACTCGCTATCGCTCGATATAAAGCGGAACTCGCAAAGTATCTGAAAGATTCCAACAAGGAACTGACC